GACCAATAGCACCTACTTTTAAATCTTCTTCAATCCAGCTAAATACAACCTCATCGGTAACGAGAACGCCTGTGTAATGATAGTTTTCTTTGAAAGCTACTACATAATTGCTCCACTTCCCAAAAGCAGTTAAAACATCGGAATTATTATTAAAATCTTTAAGCCCTGCATCGCCAGCACCGTTTATGTCCCAATCAGAAGTATCTGCCCGGCTTGAAAAATGTATTCTCTGGTTATATATGCTACTGTCTGAATACGTTACATAGCCCAAAATAAGATACGATTGATAACTAATTATGAGTTTAGCCTTGATGATATAATAAACACCGTCGATGTCAATTCCGCTTGCGCTTCCTAAAACAACAAAGTCTGCGGATGGGGCGGCATTACCAGTCCAATATACAACTTTATCAACATTATTTGTGGCATAGACATTAAAATCGCTATGGGTAACTATCTGCCAATTTTTCACAGATGCGGGAGTTCCACATGTAAATTTAATAGTTAGGATTTTTGATGTATTATCCCAATGCCATATATGATATGCCGTGGCAACAAAAAGGTATTCTGTGCCATTAGTAGCGGGTCTTTTGTAATGGTGATATTTAAGTACAGGAGTTGCACCAACAAAGATATTTCCGTCAGCTGTTGAGCTGGCAATGGAATTAGACACTATAATTTCGGTATTGCCGCCAACGTCTGTTATTGTTTCGACATTAGCGTAAAGTCTATCGTTTCCGGTAGAGCCATTAACTCTCATTTTGCCATCTACGATTGCGGCGGCGATAGCCGTAGCGTGATTGCCGGAAATAGTAAATTTGTTTTGTGAATACGCCGATGCCGGTGGCGTAAAATCTGCTGTCCACCTTGCAATGCCTTTTGATACACGAAACTCATCAATCCAGCCATTCATATATCTTGTGGCTGCTGAATGATATCTGCGTCCAATTTCAAATGGAGCGGAAATACTGTCAAAACTGGTTGATGACGATATGGGCGTAATAACAGCATTAATAGTCAGTTTTGTACCATTCACGAAACAGTACAAGTTTGAACCGTCCCTTACTAATGCTATATGATAAAATGTATCGATAGTTGGCGTCCAGTTCCATAAATAAGACGCTTTAACTATACCAGCGTTGACGTAGTGAAACTGAATTGTATTATTGTCGTCATACCAAATAAAATGAAAACGGTTATTTATATCAACCCATTTAGAGCATATTGCATTTGAAGCTATGCCACTGATTTCGGCGGTAACAGAAGAAAACATTGCCCGCAAATCAACTGTAAAATCTCCTGCACCAAAATTCCAGTCTTCGCTGTCCGGCAAAGTAATATAATCTGAATTGCCATCAAGCAAAAGTGAAGCTGTGCCGAAAACCTTTTGAGCGGTATCGAGTTGTGCTGTACCTACAAATGTTAGTGCGCCTTGTATCGGGTCAGAATACGCAGTCGCGGCATCAATTCCGTCAAAGTGCAGGCATAGTTTTGTATATGAATCTAAATCCGAATCGCTCCCGCCAACTGCGGTTATCGGATAAGTCAAAACTGGCGTTACTATCGGGATATTATTGCTATCGTAAAACTCATACGCCCGCCCTTTTAGCTTACGATATTCTCCATCCTGCTCTCTAATATTGACAGTTTCTTTGGCTACGAAAGCGTCTTGCAGGAGAACGCTTGGTATTCCTTCGTAACGTCCAATTTTGGGGATTGTCAAGGCAAAGTCGGGCATCAGTTAAACCTTATTCTCCTGGAGTTTGCTGGCGGCCTCTACCAGTTCTTTTATTATTGGCATATTCTTATCTCTAAGGTCTATTGCCGCTTGTATGGAAGATAAGTCAATAACTCTCGTATCTGGCACTTGGTCTGCAACCTGTCCCGTAAGCATTTTAAACTCATCGGGCGTAAGAATTGCTATAACATTCTTATTTGTCATTCCGTATTTTATCATATTATTATTCCTAAATTCTTAATCCAAAGTTACATAATAAGCTGTAATTGTTAAAGTAAAATCTGCCATTTAATTGCTCGCAGGTAAAAAATAATATGTTCGTTCCCCTGCTCCGTTATTTCCAGAAATTCCATACCAAGTAGCTTTATAATAATCTCCTTTTTTTACCGGCATTGTATAGCCTGCATAGAATATATTTGCCTTATCTTGTTGTCCTATACTATCTGCGCATCTTAAGGTTGTTGGAGGATTAGCACTGTCTGTGTAGCCAAAAAGGGCGCAAGAGACTTGACCACTACTTCCGGTAACTTTAGCAACTAAAAATCCGTCCGTAGCTGCAAGAGTGGCGGCAACATCTGTATTAGTTGCCCCCTGTGCGACTGTCGTGGTAACCGTTGTAACGGTGGGCCAAGCACCAAAAACTTTGGCGGCTACTCGGTCGTCAACATATTTCTTATTTGCTATTTGAGCATCGGCAGCAGGTGCGGCAGATGTTGCAAGTTTAGAACCGTCTGGCAGAGTAGCTATCGCTCCTAATGTTAGTGTATTGGAATCATTAACCTTGATTATATTTATATTTGCAGAGCCGGCGACATTCCTACCGACAAGATATGTATTATTCGACAATCGACTATCGTCAAGATTGAGTTTGCCTAACTTCGTTATCTGCGTGGTATAAGTATCGCCAGTGCCGTTAGCGTCTTTGTAGTAAAGTTCTCGGCCATATCTATAAACATAAGACTTTGCGGAAGTTAAAGCTGCAAGCTCTACGGCATTTATGCCTTGTAAAGTCAATTTACGATGTTCACCGGAACAGGCATCAGAAACTTCATTTCCGGTAAGTGGCCAATAATGGTCAACGTCTTCTCTTTCCTGAATAGACTTTTTAATCTCCTGAAACCTTGTTGGGGCTTCGCGTGGATCATCGCTTGAAGCGGGCGTAGAAATATCAAAAGTATAAGTCCAGCCGCAAGCCAGGAACAGAATTGAAAATAAAATTATAGCTAAAGTCTTATTTTTCATTTTACCCTCTCACAATATGCGGCTGTTGAGGCACAAGAGCAATTCTCTTTGCTTTCGCTTCCTCATAAATAGGCCGCCATATCTGAATATAACTTGATTTCTTTCTGAATAACGCCTTGAAATAAGCAGTTCCAAACTTGATAACATTCGTAAACTCATAACCAAACTCTATAGTATCCGCTGTATCTGCGTGAAATTTGTAATATTCTGTAGTAATCGTAAAAGCCGAACTTGCAGCACAATCGAGATACATCGTTTTATTGTAAATCAAATAATATCTTGGCGTACTGGTTGATGCGGCAAGGTCTTTTAATTCTTTAAGACCGCCCGGAAACGGCATTAAAACATCGCAATCGACACTATTTAGGCTCGGAGTTACCGATACTTCCTCTTTGAAATCATCAGGCATTGCAAAGGATTTGTCCCCTACAGTTAAAACATGGGCATCCTGAGCAGATAAGAGGTTTGCGTCTGATAAATCAGCCAGGCAGGACTTAATCGCTTCGTCAAGTTGAGTACCGGAATAACTCTCAACAAGAGCCTCATTAACAAATGATAAAATATCAGCCTTTAAAATGCTCAAGTTATTACTCCTTTTTTATAAAAAGGGGCAGATTGTGTCCACCCCTTAAATTAGTTACTGTACGCCTGTTCTTGCTGTCTCATACCAGTGCGAACCATTGCTTATGAAGCTGATTGTGTACGGTTTAGCCGTACCATTTGCCAGTGTAAGCGTTCCGGTAGAGGATACTAATGTTCCGTGGAATGTAATAACCTCATCGCCAGAGCCGCCAGTATCCGTAATAAACAGAATCGTTAATACATCTCCGGCAGTACCACCACCAGAAAACGTAATCGTCTGATCTTGATTGTCGGTGGTAATAGTATCGGTGTATAGATTAGAAAGCCCAACTGTCAATGTAACCGCAGCACCCGGCGTAAGAGCGGAGGCCGCTGACGCTAATTGTACTTGGCCTGACTTATCGGGAATAGTGATTGTCCTATCGGCAGTCGGGTCAACGAAAGAAACTGTCATTTCTTCGGTATTTGCCGTACCCTCAATTTCAATCAACTGTGTAGCTGCACCGCTAACTATTAACTTCGGTGTAACCATTTCCATGTTGCCAGAACCAGACTTGACTATTGTTGCTCCTGTTGAAGCGGCATCGCCAATAGTAATGGTCTTTGCACCAGTACCGCCAGTTGCTATATTAACAGTGCTTACACCTGTGCCAGTGCCAAGATTAACTGTCTTATTACTGTTTCCGGTAGCAAGGTCAACCTGTACTGCGGCAGTGGATTCGCCGAACTTCATTGTACCAGTCTGTGCGGCATCGCCAATAGTGATAGTCGTAGCGGCAACACCGTCCATTGTAATATTGCCTGTACCAGCTTTAAGAGCAAGCGAACTTGCACCAGTCTCATTGCCAACGGTTATGGTTTGGGCAGCTGCATTTGCACCGATATTGAAAGCTCCCGCAGAAGTCATCGTAATAGCGTCTGTTGACGTTATTGAAACGTCTCCTGTGCCTGATTGAAGCGTAGCGGCAGAGGTCGTGCCTGTACTTCCAACGGTTACGGCTATACCGGCAACAGCGGTTGTATCTTTGGCAGAACCAATCGTAATCGTATCAGCCGTAGTGTCATTGTCGCCAACGTGTATTACATTTCCCTGCGTATTCGTACCAAGATTGATAATCGAACCGGCAGAACCGCCATTCAGCGTCAAATCATCGGTTGCTGTAATACTTGCGTCGTCGGCAGCAGAAACAGAAAAATCGCCATTCGCTGCACCTGCCGCCGTGAAAGCCATACCGCCATCGGTTGTGTTCCAAGTAAAAGCATTACCGGCAACGGTGTCTGTTACGGTATATGCTTGCGAAGCATCTGCATTTACGGCAACAGTCGAAGTTGTATCGACCGCAAACGCACCAGAGGTCGAGCTACCAATACTAACCGCACCTGTTGAAGTGCCGGTATTGATATTGGTGTTGAAATTACTCGATGCGTTAAGATTTATGGTTGCACCTGTAATGGTTTCGCCCGCTGTTCCAGTGAATAGTCCGCCAGAGGTAATCGCTCCTATGTTTGTCATTGTGCCATCGGACGCTACGTCCCAAGATGAAGTGGCGATAGCCAAAAGACCAGACCCGCCGCCCAGCGTAATCGTTCCACTTGATGTACCTGTACCGATATTAACTGGTTGGTCTATACTTGTGTTCAAGTTGATACCGCCACTGCCAGACGAAGCGGTAATACCGCCCGCCCCGGTAGTGGCCGTAAGAGCGATAGCATCCGTAGCGGCCTCGGTAGATGTTACAGCAACAGACTTTCCAGTTGAAGTAATTGCAATATCAGCACCAGAGCCACCGTCAATGTCAATACCGCCTGCGGTTGCCTGCAAAGATAAGGCAGTAGCGGCAGTTCCCTGTGTGTTCGTTATGACGATGTTATCAGTAACCGCCGTGTTGGTGGTCAGTGTAATATCGTCCGTGCTTGTCAATGCTAAATCGCCTGTGCCTGCGTTAATCGCAACCGCTTGCGTAGTCGTTGCACTTCCAATAGTTACTGTTCCTGTGGATGTACCTGTGCCAATGTTAGTGGCGACAGTTCCATTGCTTGCATTGACAGCAACACCGCCAGAACCACCTTTGATTGTAGTCGTTCCGGTCGATGCTCCATCACCTATACCAATGGTCTTTGCTCCTGTGCCACCAGTGCCAATGGCAATAGTCTGAACCCCAGTACCGCCTATTGTTACCGTTCCGGTCGATGTGCCAGAAGCGATATTTACGGCAAAGTTTGACGAGGCATTGAGATTGACCGCCGCTCCGGTCGCCGTAATAGGCGCACCTGCGAAAATTAGCGAATCAGCACTCGAATCCCATAGACAATAACTGCCGGTCGTCGCACCAAACAGCTTAAAATCTGCACCTTCCGTATCTGCACCGACATTGATAATAGAGCTTTCATCTGTCGTCAATGGCAAGATGTTAAAAGCCACCCCGCCGGCGTTCATCGTCCAGTCGGAATCAGTACCTAATGTTATTGTCTGTGCATCGGTCAAAGTAAACGTGCTTGTGTTTACTGCGGCCAGATACGATGGGAAAATAACACGATTGATAGACGGATTTAGTACCATGTGGCCGTTATTTGCGTAAATCGTTCCGCTATCTAACGTAATTGTAAAATCCCAAAGGTCTGTACCGTACCAAGAAACCTGCCCATGGTCCCTGTCAAGTACCGTATTCGTAGTGCTTTCGGTCATTGGCTGATAGACATTGGAGTCGCTTGTTTTGGTTTTGTAAATTGTCTGAGCGTTTGTCGAACCTGCCGAGCGAATCGTAACAGTATTAACATCCGTTCTTACCCTGCCAAGTTCATCAACTACCTGAAAATTGTGCTTTGTATATCCCATATCAAGAGCAAACACAGGTATCGTAAAGAGCAGGATAACAATAAAAACAATAATTTTTTTCATTATTACCTTTCGTTTTTATAAAGATAGGACGGCTTAAGAATAAGCCCAAAACCGTCCTATCGGTTTCGCGTTTTCAATTCATTGACGTAGATTAAACGTCAATCTGTACCTGTGTGTCGAAGCAATAAATTGCCTCGTCTTCTTCGTCTGAATAAACAGACGCACCGTGTTTAAGAAACAGGGTTCTCTTAACTCCGTAAAGCATATCGACCTTTACTTTCGGCTTGTTGGTATCGTACATGTCCTCATACCAGCCCGGTTTCTGTGCCCATGCAAAAGACAAAGCCTGTCCGCCGAGGAACAAACCTCTTGCTACGGTCTTTGTGGTTGCAACGGCATCATCTGTTGCAGTTCTTCCGGCATTTAAGCGGAAGCCTTCTGCAAGTGCAGTTCCGCCCGCTCCGGTTCTTGTCGGGATTCTGTCGTACTCGAAGCACAACATACCATCCCAATAGAATACTCCGGCCCCAGAGAATATCGGGTTCTGGTTACCGCGAACATTCGCAGCCGATTCCATCGCCTTGAAGCCTACAGTGCCGGTTTCGGCCTTAATTGCCTTAACCTGTAATGGGTGAAGAAGAACGATAAGCACTTTCATTAGAGGCTCGCCAAGAGGCTTGCCAGACCGAACATCGTCAGCGTTCATCTTACTGAGGTCATAGATATTTACGGGTCTGAAACGTGGTGTAGCAGCCATACATCTACGCTTAATGGCCTCTAATACCAATGTACCGCAAAGCACATCAGTAGTAGTAGCGGCACTCAAAAGAGCGTCCGTAGTGTAATTCGTATGACTCGACGGACCACCTGTTGCCATTACGCCGGCAGCAGTTTGACCGCCGTAAAATATACGGTTGGCAGTTGGATAAGACTCATTGATAGTCTCAATGGCCGAACCACCCGAATTCTCGTTGTAAAGACCGCAAGCGGCAGTAACGATGTCCTTTTCCATTACTTCGCCAAGCCATACACCGAGATCTCGTTTGGCTTTATCGCGGATATTGGTTGCCGTCAGTTGTTCAGACAACTTGCCCGCTGATTTCATGGCATTTGCACGTTCGTGAACAGTGACAGACATATTTCTGACTTTGCCCTGTTCCTCCGCACTGGTTGTATCACCATCATCGCCTACGCCATTACCTGTAAGCGGTGAATCGGATTCGACAACAACCGTACCACCTTTTTTAGTTGTTAAATCGGTATTAACAAATACCGCTGAATCGCCCGTGTTCCCCATCATTTTAGTGAAGAACATATTTTGAAGGGCATACGCATAGACCTGCGGCGACCAAACTGTCTGAGCGCGTGGGTCTCCAAAAGCAAAACTTGTATCAGTCATATAAAGACCGTTCCTTTCGTTTTTAAAGGAACGAGCTTATTTACCTAAAGATTCATCACTCTCTGAACTGACGGACTTACACCCGAAAGTATATCGTCCTGGCTCGGAGGCTCTGGCATTTTAGGTTTTCTTGGCTCGTCCACTTTTTTGGTTGTGGACTGAACTTTTGGAACAACAGGTTTAGGAGTAATAGGAATAGCAGTATCCTCAATAGGTTTCGTAATGCCAGCCCTTACTAAAGCCTTTTTGCATAACTCGTATGCTTTCAAACCGTAATCATCGATTCTTCCGTCGATAATCCGGCGTTCGGCAATAGTAAGATGGTCAACACCTTCTCTGCAAACTTGCTCGTAGTCGGGGTATGTTTCCGCTACTGACATTACAGATTCGGCCCTTTTCTTCAAAGCGACCTGGTTGTTATCCCATGCCGATTGAGCTTTATAAAGACTGCCACTCATGGAAATATCGTCTTCCCATCCGGGTTGCGTAGTGTCAATCCCCTGCTGTTCTGCCGCGACTTGCATAGGCGATTTCTGTTGTACGGCTACTTGAGCGACTTCTTTTTGCTTGTAAGCATTAAGTTCGCCCTCAAGACGTGCATTATCAAGTTCTCGCTGCCTGTTCTTTTCTCGCAGTTCTTTGACTACATGAAGGGGGACACTATCAACCTTTGGCTGTTCATTCGGCACTTCCGGCACTTCCGCGGCTGGCGTTTCAGGCGATTCCAATTCTTCTGGAACTTCCGGAGTCTCAATTTCCTGTACTGGTTGTTCTTTGTTCAATCCGTTTTCGATTTCATTTTCTAACATAACAATACTCCTTGACTTGAGAAATGCCGGTCAAGCCTGCCGTGTTCCAGCAAACCTTGCTGTTGAGGAGCGAATTTATACTGTTTCCGCCAAAACATAACATCCCGGTAATCCTTTGCCGTTAAGGGAGAAGTTTTTGCCGTTCTTCTCGAAACGTAGGCAATAAAAAAACCCCGCACCAAATCACAATTAAGGATTCAATGCAGGGTTATCTTTCAACTTATCTGCGTTTAAAATATTCAGTTTTAAAGAGCGTTACTCGGTTGCGAATTTTATCCGCTTTACTTCGTTTACATCTTTTATTGTACCAGAAACAATGTTAATTTGCAAGTTTCCCGTGAAATTCGGGTCTTTTTTTAACAAATTTTCAAGATATTCAATAACCTGCTTCATATTTTATTTCTGATCGTTCGCCTTTGCCCTGGCTCTCAGCCTGGAAAGCTCCATCATTTCGTCCGCTGCCGGCTGGCGATTGCCGATATTGGCACGTTTCTCAATGTCTGCTTTTCTCTTTAACTCGGCCTCGGTTAACGGAGCAGGCTTTGCTACTTTCTTGCCATCGCCCTTGACTTCATCTTTAACCTTGTCTGCTGGTTCCGCTGTCTGCGTTTCGTCCACTGGTTCATTAGGCAGTAATGCTTTCAAGTCAGCGTATGAAGCCGTGGCGTCACATGGAATTCGTAATGCTGTTAATTTCTCAATAACCTGTGCTTTCGATAAATTAGCCATTTCAAACTATCCTTTCATTTTTTCGTATAAATCTCTTAATCTTTGTTTCTTAGTTGGGTCGGCATCCCGTTTACATGTGCCGATACGTTCGCCTTTGCTGATAATAATGTCAGCTTTTAAAGTTTCAAGTTCAGATTGTTCGTCTTCCGTTAAAGCCATACTTAGTTTCTGCTTGGATTAGGCATAAATTTCGCTGTTTCGATAATAGGTTCACCATTCAACGTCTTTATCAGTTTTTTTACGTCAATACGGGCAGTTGCCAGAATAAAAGACTTTGTGGCCTCATGCCACACCGGGGGATGAACACCGCCGAATTTGTACGTCTTAAGCTTTTCTATCGGTATCCCTACATAATCGCCATGAGAAGCCAATGCGAAAGCAAGGAACGCTTCAATCCATTCAGGTTTAAACTCTGGCGGTGGTACGTTCTCGGCTATTTTTTGAGTTATATCTTTATCGTTTGTCATTTATCACACCTTCCTAATTTGCAATGCTCGCCTTGTGGGGCGTCTTCGCCTTTGTACTGCTTACACGTTTTACATATTCCAAACGTCCGAGAGTAGCCTTTTTCATATCGTATCCGGTCTTCCGGGCCATGCCCGATACCCTCAATACGTTTTACCGATAAATTTGGATTCAAACCTACTCCGCCGCCCTGATGCCAATTTCTTGTCGTTCGGTTTTCGATACGACTGGCTGGCATACTATTTTTTACTTTAATTCCGATTCCCATTACGCTACTCCTGCCATTTGAGGTTTATTAGGAGCCTTATCTTCAATTTGTTTTGCTTTGGCCATGTTCAACTGCACCTGAGAAGCCTGTAAAGATGTCTGTTTCAACTTCTCCCTCCGGCTTTCAAGTATCTGGTCTTTGTTGTCAATGTCTGTAGCTTTAATCAGGAACTCACCATCAATCGGCATATCGCCGGATTTAATTAAAGCGGCATTAAGCTCGAATAGTTCTGCGGCTTTCATAGCTCTCATCGTTTCGCTGGCAGGGGACAATGTTGCAACGCAGTTATATTCGCCTTTTTTAATATTATGGATTTCATCAAGAAGCATGGACTTTGCCATTGGGATTGCCTGTTGTTCTATATCCTGTTGAATTTTAGTATAAAGGTCCATTTCTTTTTTAAGATTAGTAACGATAAGCATTTGCTCGTTAGGCTGTAAGCCTCGAAGCATCATTTCGTTAGGCTGTTTAGGCGGTACAGGCATTTGAATACCCTGTTGCTCGAACGTCTGGATTACAATCTGTTTTGCCCGTTCGTATATATCTTTGTCAAGCAAGTCTTCTTTTTCAACTATCTCTAAAATCTCATCTTCGGAGAATATATCGTTATGCCGTATGATGTTTATGAGTAAATTAGCAAACATCGTAAACGAATAGTTCCAGTTCATAAATATCGAGCCGGAACCCTGCAATGATGCTTTTTGTTTAAGGAATATCGCCTTTCCGGACAAGGCTTGTGTGTCCGAAGTGTTTATTTCCGTTCTCTGGTTGCTTATCAACCGCATATTTTGTATGGCCTGTTGCTCGAACGTGATATGTGCAGCCGGAATTTGAGCAGGTTGAATCTTTTCAATCTTCCCCCCGGCCTTTGACTCATTAAGGATTATGCCGTCTTCTGACGCATGGGCTTCAAGGAATAGTTCATAAGCCTCGGTTCCTACGCCGCCCCTCATTATCAAGCCTGAATTGGCTATGTTTTTCGTGATATTTAGGCTCTGACTGTGGATATAGTTAAGCTCCATCTGTGTTCCGATTAAGTCCTCGGAAACACCGGCTTTATATCCGTTATCGAAATAAGCCCAAAACGGAACCAATGGGAAAGCATCAACGCCGTTGAATTCGTCAACTCTATCTTCAAGAAAGATATTGTCATTACTGATTGTATGGTGCATCACATTAACGATAACATCGAATATCTCGAATACCGGAGTCGCGGCCTTGCTGATTTCATCCTTAACCTTTGGATCTAAAAGATTTAAACCTGCCTGCGTTGCAGTAGCGGTCATTTCTTCGCCGCGTGCCTTAGCTGATGCTTCTTCCTCTTTTGTGGCCTTTTTAGCTGCTGCAATCTCTTTATCGTCAATCAGAAGCTTTGCGTCCATTTCAGATTTACGGGAATCATACCACCAGATACATTTCTTTGGCTTTCTCCACCATGTATGAGTGAGGACTACCCTTGTTTTGCTTGTTTCACCGTCATAAGAGAATCCAAAACCTGCCTGCCCTACGGCTCTATTTTTACTTAAATCCCATCCCGTCATAGATCTAATAATACCTACTGTATTGCCAATAAGAGTACCCATGAAAGAACCGCCGGCGTTCGCGGATAGGTCAACTTTCTTATCCGGGTATTCAAGTTCGATATACTCACGGTCAACAGGTTCATCGTATATGACGTATTTACATCCATTTTTCGGATCATTGATATTGTAACTCAAACATGATGGATCGAACAAGACACTATGCTCATTTAGTTTGCGAATATCAAGATTGGCATGTTTCGGGTCATTTACCTTGCTCTTAAATACGCCGATAACGCCCTGGCCAGTACTGATGCCGGCTTCAAATTCCTGTGATAACTCGAACCTTACATTGTTTTTATCTATCGTCTGTTTCGCACAAGAGGTCAGGATTTTAGCAATAACCTGAGAACCATTCCGGACATTCTTAACAACAATATCCCTGGGATTTTCTACTTCCGTGCCGGTTATTTGCTTAATAATTGGCTTTATGAGCGGTATTGTTAAACAGAATTTGCCTTTAGATTGATTGGCTTCCTTAACATTCGCATCCCATTGGCTCTCTGTTTTGTATGTGAAATTACTGGCCTTGCGCATCCGGTCGAACAGGTCTTGCGAATCTGCTGTACCGGAATCGCGGAATCCCTTTATGATGTCAATTATATCTTGTTCTTCGGTTGTATTGGCCATAAGATTAATCGCCTTTAATAGTTAACTTTTCTATCAAGATTCGCCGATGCTGTAATATGTCCATTGTCCGGTTTGTCAAAGTCAATATCCACAATATCAAGCTGATAAGAGCATTTCGGTTTACCTTTACCTTTGCCCTTATCGTTCTCGGTCCTGCTCTTGACTTTAAGAGTTACCTGTGCCGTAACGGTCTTGCCTACTTTATCTTCAAGCGGCAGGTCTTTATCAATATACAGTGATGGTTTACTCCCTAAGTTTATTTTTGACATAATTCATCCCTTTTTTTATTACACAAACGGTTTTAATTTGATATACATACTTCCATTAAACACAGATAGCTGCGTAACAGATTTTGTCGCTTCTCTATGCCAATATTTTAATATTCTTCGCTCTATCCACGGCAATTTCCTGATAGCAAGTAACGCTTCATAGCGTTTTTTTCTTTCAAAATAATGTATAAATTTAGTAAACTTACTCATATAATCCACAACAAGCCGCTAAGAATTTTTATGTTTATTCACGTTTTCTACATCAACATTGGGTCTTTACGCCTGGGCATATGTTCTTTAACGACTTCCATAACATAAAGACGGTTTTTAATTATTAGTGATAAATACCTCAAAGTGTCTGCGTAATGACTCGACTTGTCAGGAACAGGCGTATTGCTATAAGATTCCAAGTTTTCAATCCATTCCCGATGATAAGACGATAAGGCCGTAATCAATGCCTGACACTTTTCAGAGTCAATCCAGATTGCAGGAAATAGCGTAGAAGTCCGCTCGATACCGTCCAAAACGCTGTCCTCTTTGCCCAGCTTGTGGAATATCAGGCCGAGATTAAAAGCAGTTTCGAGAATGGTCTTACCTGTACCTGTTTCGATTCTGTTAATGTCGAATGGTGCAAAGTGCCGGCCATAATTGTACTTGAATTGAACCTTGTAATCATCGAGCATTGACTTAAAAAACGGTATTCCACCCCGAACGTCGCCCTTATCGCCCAAACAAAAGATATTAACTATGCGAACTTGCATATCTATAACCTGGAAGAATATCCAGGGCATATGCGAACCAACACCTAAATCGCAAATTGTGTGAACCGGATACTCTGGATTGTGAGGAACAACGCCTATTCTGTTTTCTTCTCTGGCCTGTGCCATTTCAGTAGCGTAATAAGCTCCCTCGACCGCTGCGATAAACGCTTCTTCGAGATACGAGGGGTGTTCTTTGAAAATCAAATGCTTTAAGATTCTTTTTTTAGCAGCATAAAACGCCCGCTGTTCCGGCGTCAGTGTTTTGCCGTAAATCTTATCAATTTTATCAAGGTATTTGCCCACTTCAGGCGATATTTCGACAAAATCGGGGTCTGTGATATTAGAGGCTTTCTCGTGCCAAGGTATAAAATGCAGTTTATAATCTAACCGACCAAGTGGCTTGTTCTTCTGCTGCAAAAGTTCCGCAGCTTTACACATCTCTGGGAAATCGCCCAATCCGCCCTCGGCAGTAGATTCGATGAAAATCATACCGTTTTCGTGTACCGTTTCCATCGCACCGGCCTTGATTTCAGCGGCTTTTGCCGGAGCGTGTGTACAAATCCAGCCGTACTCGGACACAAGTAATATCTGCAACGTACCGGAACGCATTGAAGTTCCAACGTAAATACTGCTGTTATTCGACAGTATAAGTTCGCAGGAGTCATCTTTAATGAGATACAGTTCGGCTTTCAAGTCGTCGGGCAGGTTATCATAAGCAAATTTGACCTTGTCCCTGAATATCTTTTTAGCGCCAACAAGTTTATGGGCGATAATGCCAGCTCTAACATTGGAATTAAACAGACAAGCGTCAAGCATAAAAATTGCGATGAAAGAAGTGATTCCGTGCTGGCGAGACTTCGGAATGATATTCAGCCACCACATAGCGAAATACAGAGCAGTCTGCACCGCATTCATCTTGAACAGAATCTTCTTGCCCTGTTCATCAATGATGTAATACAGGTGATTTAATCGCCAATAACGATTGCCGAGCTTATTCGCCCGCTTCGTCTGGACTTGGCAATTTTCCGCTACTGCTACCATCAATCAATCCTAAAAGACTTGTTAATGCTTCGTTTTTCTGGTCATTATCTTGTTTGAATTGACCCAAATGCTTCATCAACATTTCGTTATTGCTGTCTTTATTCCAAAATTTCAACTTCTTAAGTTCTCCTGTTTGTGTTCGGTCTTCTCCGCGTCCTTTCCATATTTCCTCTACCTCAAAACCGCTTATAGCTCGGCGAACATCTTCCGGTATCTCGTGTATTGGTTTCAAAGTGCCATCATCGTTAAACGCCTGCCCTACATCACAAAAAGCAACTCGCCGGATTTCATTTAGCACATTATCCGCAGTTACCTCTAATCGCTTCGACTGTTTGCCTGTAATTTCAGCTAAATGTCCACAAACATTATCTTTTATTAACAGTCTGCAAGCCTGTACTGCGGCAACTTTAGGGTCTTTCTTTGTGCCGCCATATCCTGCTCTTAAAGCTGCCTGTGTTGCGTTGAAATCTATAATGTATTCTTCGCAAAACCGCTTTTGTTTTGGTTCAAGTTTTTTAACCTTTTTAGGGGGGTAGTTTGGTACGTCCTCATCGAATTGGACTTCGCCTGGCTTATCCTGAGAAGCTGTTTTTTGTTCTTTTGCCTGTTTTTGGGGTTTTTTAGCCATTTTTAGGGTTTTAGTCCATCTTTCCGAATAAGTAAACTCTCACCCTGTCCGTAGTCGCATGGTCGGCATTTTTAATACCAATGTAAAGGTCTCCCCTTACTTTCGGGCCGTAAATAATATTGGCCGCGGGGTCAATAACTGGCACAGGGTAGAAGTAATTCAGCAAATCACTTAGTCCGTCCCATTGGTACACCGTGTATTGGTTCGAGTCGCTTGGATTATGTAATGACGGAACAACGGCTACGCCGGCGGAGTTTATGTCAGTTACGGATTGAGGCTCTTTGGGGTTGTAATAAACCCCTATGCTTATGCTTGTGTCTGTGCCATTCGGATCTATCTGGATATCGTACAAGTCTCCCCTAAAATCAGGCATTACCAGCGAGTTAGCATCATTAAAATCTGTCGGCTGCGGAAGACCTGCACTATTGACATCGGTGTAAATCTCATAGTAAAGTGTGATTGAACCGTTCCGGGGGTCGTACTGGCTTACACCCGTTCTCGTGCCGGCGAGGCAAACCATTGAAACTACCAAAAGAATCGCGAATGAGTTAATATGTCTTTTCATGTTCATGTTTTTTACCCCTTTGTTAAGTTTTCTTTTTTAATCAACTGGCGAATCATCTTTTCGTCCTAACGGGTCATGCATTTGATTACAAAAATCAATCTCGAAACGTATTCGTTTTTCTTCTCCAGGGTCTTCTTTTGGTAATTCTATGTTACGACGACACTGCTTCAATCTTCCTACTTGTCCACCTGTTAAACGAAGTTGTGGGCCGAACATCATGAGCCATTACCATAAATAGACTATCTATATTTATTATTTTACAGGATTGGCAAGAAAATTATTGCGGAAAAGTTTACGCAATTTGAGGACACAAAAAAACCCTGATTTACAGGGCTTGAGGTTTTTTGGCGGTTTTTATTTTTTAAATTTTATGGTAATAAATCACTTGACTCACCATAACGCTTTTTGTCCTTTTCATACTTCGTTTCCCCATACATCCCATCCGTCTGTTTTTTGGCGGGCAAACAGTTCGATGCGTGGCAAATCGCCAAACAATCTAACAATCTCATTTCTAATCTGTGGTGGTTTTGCGGAATGCCTGCCTCTTGGCCACATTTGAATTTGCTTTACATTTTTAACCATTCTTTTCGGACTGCCCTTTTTTGCGAACAAACAAAGCTCTGCGTTGCCATTAACCCAATGTCCCATTCCTGAATATATATCTGACTCGGTAATACAAAATCTATCTGATGTATCGGAAGGATTAAGTTTTATCCAATTAAACAAGCAGGTAACATATTTGAATCCCCACGCCTCTACTACCTCGATACCCTCTTTCAATAATGGCATTGTAACCCATAACGCTAAAGCACAATTATTTTGGCTTATGCTTTGAACTGGCAAATTTTTAATATCTTGCAATTTCATAATCGGATAAGTAATACCACCCATTTTAGGGTCATTGTTTTTTTGGTCTGCATATTCCCAAGGCGGGTCTGCATAAATTATCTGATATTTTTTGTCTGATATTTTCATTATTTATACCCTTGGTGTCTCAAGTGATTCAATGCCAAATATAAAATCTCGTACCGCAAGGCTGTAAATTCCAGCGTGAAAATGTATCCCCAAACTTAAAGAATTACTTAGGTATTGATATAGTTGACTCACCATTATAAAGAGCCGTCTTCGTAATAACGTTTATATCCACAAACGGGGCAAATAGTTGTGCCACAAAACCGATAATCAGTCCCGTTTTCAGTTCCTTCCGACCATTCTCTTTCTAAGATAAACTTTATTCCTGTTTCGTCATTGGACAAATCCACTGGGGCACCTTTTTCGCTCGAACAATGGAAGCACTCTCCGCCAGATATGGCATACCCTGCCGTTGTTTGTCCTATACGCTGTATTATTCGGGCTATAAGTGGAAAAGTCAGTCTAATCCTGCCCCATTTGCAAAATGGCCTCCAAGCGTCATAATTCAACCATTTAAAGAATTTAAAAACTGTTTTATATAAAATCCACCAATGAATATTAGGCCAATCATATCGCCCCCAACAATCATTCCACTCTGGAAGCCACATTGGAGATGTATTTGTAATCATTTGCCAGAAAAACCACCTACGCGGCCTTACGAATATCCAACCATATGCATACCAAAATCTTTTTCTAATGTTCATTTTTCAATCTTTCCGGCGCTTGGTGCGTCAAATGATTCATTGCCATTACTTATAAGCCATATATAGAAGCATATACGCATTTTTCTATTGTTGAAAATAACGCCTGTAATCGCCAGTACTGTTGATATATAGCCGATAGCTTCTAACATTTATCACCTGTGAACAAAGCTAACTTTTCTTGTTCTTTTTGCCCCCTGTCCATCTTACAATACTCTGGATTAAGTTCACAACCGACATAATTTCTACCATTTTTGTAGGCCACTTCTGCCGTAGTGCCTGAACCCATAAAAGGGTCAAGTATAATTCCGTC